TTGTACACCCGATGAGAATCGAAATATCAATGGTTAAACCTGTTATCCCCGTTCTAATGCCTTCTAGATGGCTTTTGAACGGGAATATTACTATCAAAACCTTTCAAACACTGCCGTAAACGGTCCCTAATTTGGTCCCCGATTTTCATCTATCGGGGACTATTTTTTAGTACATATTCCACCATACAACAGCCAGCAGGCGACAGAAATCAAAATGGCTCCTATCGTCCAACTGATCCAGCAATATGTCTATACTACGATCCATATTGCATTGCGGTCATATACTCCCATATCTTACCTTGTGGTCCATCCTCGTCAGCAAAGTAAAACTTATGAGCACCCTTGATGATCTGCGATTCGTCATAGATAGAGCACAGATCCGAATAAAAGCTATTAAAAGCTACGTACTTATCCCACTTAGTTGTACCAGAAGGGAAAGACAGGTTCTTGGTAGCGTCCTCCACTTGGTCAGCACTCCAATGGGCACCTATCTTCTTCTCGCCGCCCGGACCTGTATAGCGGATTTTCTCAATATCCATTTCCGCAAAATTTTTATCGTAGTGCGGACCGTACAAGATAGAATGTTGCTTGCGCATAAACTCCCAGTACATTGCAGGGTGTTCCTCTTTCAGTACACACAGCATATCACTAAGACCGTCCACACTCTGCCACATTGCCTTGTCAGAGGCTACACCGTTAGCCTTTGCGTTTTTTATTAAATCCTTGTATTCCATATTCAAATATATTAAAGTTACATTTTGTTTTATTTCATCGGAGGTGTTCTGACATTTTGCCGGAAATTTTAAGTGCTTTTTCCTGTCACTTTGTAACAGCAAAACAGTGTTTATGCTATCATTTTGATTAATCCTATTCTATTAGCAATTTCTTTAATTCTATCAAATCCGCATCGGTTATCTTAATCGCACCCGTCTTGCCAAATAAAATGCTTGTTATCGGATTGTCCGGAAGCGCAAAACGGATACTACCCTTTCCTATGGTCCCACGGATAAAGCCCTTACCAAATGGCATTTCTTCCATTTCCCGAAGCATGGAAAGCATATCGTTAAAAAGTAAATCCGCATCTACATTGCCATTCTCATCACACAAAAACAAAGCGGCATTATCTATCATGTCACCTATCCCGTCCTTTTGTTTAGCAAGGAAATTTTTCGCCCCTCTCTTGAGATACACAGATGCTACCTTTAATTGAGGATTATTCGATACAAGCCCGTCAATCCTCTCGTCAATCCATAGCTGCAATGAATCAGCTAGCTTGTCCTTCAGTTCAGTTATATTCTTCTTAGCCTCCATTACTTCTTAGATTTTTGTTGCGGTTTCCCGTTTTTCCAGTCAATAAACTCCTGCCATGTCATATCGCTATGCTCCGTAACGTATTCGCGGAATAAAGCATCCCTTCTCGCTGTTTCCTCCTTGGCTATCTTTGATGTTCTTCTGACAAACGATAGCTGCTGCTCCAATATAGCCTTTCCTTCCGCAGACCCTTCTATTTTACCTTTGACAAGAAGAAGGACTTCGGAATTAACCATCTCCTGAATAGCTATGCTGTTATCGTAGTATTCTTTGTTGTTGTTAAGAACAGCCCGCTCCTGATCGTTCAGGGATGAAACAATACGGTCTATCTCATCCCATATTGGAGTTGGGGTGGATACACGTTGGGGCGATGTAATACCCGGCACCTGTTTTAATGCCTGAAGCTTCTGTGTATAAGCCTCATTCTCTTGCGCCAGTCTTTCCAGACTTCTTCCCGTAGATAATAATGGATCGCTTTCAAACATTCCCATAATAATTTTTTTGTTAGTGGTTAAATAAAGAAAGTGGCATCGCCCCCGAAGGGGCTTACCACTAACGTTTCTTACTCTTCCTTATGCGCTTGGTGTTGCGCTTGTCTGAGTACGGCAATTGCATCCGTAAGGATTCGCCCCCTCCAGCACTGTCACTGTCGGGGTTGATGGTAAACCCACTACGCCATAGATTGCACGACAGGTCTTTCTGTCCGTGTAGCACATGCTTTCTTTCAAGACACTTTCCATACCCATCTGTATAATCTTGTTTTGGTACAGATTGGCCACTTCCATTCCATAGACCTTTTTGTCAAGCTCACAGAACTTGGCAGAATAGCGTTCGTTCAATGTGTCGTAAAGATCACGTTGCCCCTTGTACAAACCGAATGCGGCTGTATTCAATTTGTCAGTCTGTACATCGTACAAATCACGCATGGATTTATACAAACCAAAATCTCCGTCCACTTGAGATTTCCAAATCTGGAATTTCTCATTAACATCCACATCACGATGAGCGTACATCTGCTCCTGAGTGTTGACTTTAAGTCCCCAAATGGTGTTGGTTAACGCCAAAGCCTCATCACAACCTTTCTCCCATGCCTGGAAAGCGGTAGGAGCAACACCGGTACGACCGGAAATAGCATCACTGACTGTGTTGATATTCACGTTTTCAGGCATACCACCGCCAATGCCACCACGGCGGCCCCATAGTGCGGCTGCTCCCAAAACGGCACCACCGATGCCGAAACCTAACGCTGTCCCGGCAAGCCCCTTGGATGCGTACTTATCATGATTCTCATCATGTACGTACTCCTTCTCTTTAATTACTTGCTTTACTTCTGCTTCCATAAATTTATAATTTTGGAATTACGGTCAATATTGACCGCTCACAAATGTCCGTACAAGTCACTTGCAGATAAAGTAATTACTTGCTATATACTTGCTAATTACTTTCCAATTGCTTGCAACTGTCCATTTTCTTAATTTTTGGCGGTTCGAGCGAATAAACGATACACCTTGTCGGGTACGGTTGATAAATCTGCCAATTTCATGATCAGTCAGCATTTTGGACAACGCCATGACCAGTAGATACCTTGCATCGGCACATTCCTCCCTGTTGCTGGCTAATATGTCAGCCTCAACAAGACCGGTAACATCACACACAACACCTACTATATCCTTATACAGTTCCTCTAATTTCATTTTTATTTCGGTTTTTGAAAACAAAACACCCGAAGTGCTTGTTATTGCCAATGAAGGCCGCAACAACACCACGGGTGTTTATCTCCTTATCCGACTGTCAATCCTTTCAGGAGGCGGCTTTCTTTTTTTTCTAAGCCGCAAAAGAATCACTTTTACTATATGAGTTTTTCTATTATATACCACACTTCTACCTGTGGCGGATAATACTTGATTTTTCTATCTCATCTTGCACCTCCCTTCTTCTTTATCAGCCAAATGACTACGATTAGCAATACTAATATAATACCTATAGATAACTCTCCTAGTTCTAATTTCGTCTTCTGCCACCATGTTAATTCCTTTTCCACAGGATAGGGAACCCCTACCTCTTTCTCCTTCTCTATATAGGCTGTATCGCGAATTGTCCTGTCACGGTAGACTATATGCCATTTGTCAACGATTACTGAATCGCCTTTCTCTCTTATATAGACAGAATCCTGAATGTGGATGGAGTCACGTTCATGTACGGTAAGATAAAGACTGTCAGTCCTTATTGTTTCTACCGGAACATACCTTATACTCCGGCATGACCCAAACAGCAATAGCAATGCTATCCCTACTGCAATCCATATATAGATCCTTAGTTTCATAGCAGATCCCATCCCTTATAGATATCCTCCATTACGGCAGGAACACCATTCTCAACATAAGATATAGCGGCAGCCAAAGAACACATCGTATCTTTATCCTCAATGTCCGGAACATATACTGAAGGTACCTGCATATCCTGACATACCCGTCTGATGTAAGCCCCTGTATTGTTCTCTGTCTGTGGGGCCCATCTTGTAATAAAGTCTGCAATACAAACACAGTTGTGTCTCCTTCTGTAATTCTGCAATGTACGGATTAAAGCACGATAACCCCATTTCATTTCTACAAACTGAAAAAACTCCTTGTCTGTCTGTTTCTCTCTCAATCCCTGCCATTTATCCGTTGTTATTCGGATATTACCCGGATTGTTGTTTCTCAAACCTCTTGGTAAACTCTTCATTTCTTTCCCTCCTTTTCTTTTAATTGCTCTATTAAATTATTAAACCGGCTGTTAATATAAATGCTGATGCCAAAAACACTACCGGCATACAACAGACATTGAGCAAACAACCACAATACACTGTCGTGTATCTGACCCATAGGTTCAGAGCACACAAAGCCAGCCACAGCCAAGGACGCTCCCAGTACAAGCATCCCCACAGCGGTTGAATACTGAATGTTTTCTTTTGTCTCCTTTCTCATTGTGCAATAATTTATATGACTTTCTATCCTTTTTTTTTAATACCATCAATTACACGTTTTGGATTACCCGATTTTTAAACTAACCTTTATTTTGTATGACAAAAAAAGAGCCTGCCACGGAAATTAATCCGCAACAGGCTCTTGATTTTAAGAGATAGATAACCGGCAATTAATGTCGGTTACCGTGATAAAATCTTATAGCCTCATTGACATATAATGATACTGATTGCTCCTTATCCAAGATAGCAGCTACATCCTCCTCTATCGTGACAAATATTTTTCTTACACCTCTAACCTTGGGACGTCTTGGCACACCATTGCTGTCCAATATCCTGTATATTGTCTGCTCAGACCGTACCCCTGTTTCTCTTATTATCTCTTTGATAGCCATCCCGTCCTTATATAGGGACAACACCCTAGACTCTTGATCTAGGGTAATAGATCGTCTTCTTGCCATAATTAATATGTTTTATAACATTTATAATTTGTTGCTCGTTAATTTAAAAAGTTGCACCTTTGCATCGGACATCAACGATGTTAGTCGCACTTCGGTGCGTGGATTGAAACGACATTAGAAATGTCATTGTGACTTGCTCACAAATTAGTATTTTCTATGCAGCCACTGTATAGTGAAGAGGCGGAGAAATCCGCCTCTGTTTTTTTATTCCCTTACTACTTTTATGCTAATTAGTAGATAACAGCCTTTATCTTCATGTCAGTTATACAAACACTCTCTTGTCTCTGCACGGAATAGTAAGTAACGTGATTGTTCGATACTTCAAACATCGGATAAATCGAATCGGGATCGTCTTTAATTCCTTCAACCGTGAATTTAACTATACCTTGCTTTGCTGCCTGTTTGAATGCTCTGCGAAAATCTGCATCTAATGAATTGAAAGTTTTCATAATCTTGATACTGAATTAATCTGTTGTCACCAGCTTTATATTTATTACCAAAAAATTTCTTCAACCTCAAATTCTGCCTTCTCTTCCCAATCAAAAAAATCTAAATTCTGTTCATCCTCTTCTGTCAAGTAGTAATATGCGCGTATCCTATAGCCATCAATATCAATAGGGGCTTCAGCCCACTCTTTTAAACCTACATGTTGCGGTTCAAACGCCGGATAAATATATCTGCTTGTAGGTTCTGCGCCAGTAGATATAGCTTTATCAGCTATTTCTTCACCAAATCTCTCTACTATTTCTTGATATGTGTAACTTTTCATAATTGTATGTTTTGTTTGTTATTACTTGTTGTTTTATTATCACAGTGCAAATATACTACATTGTGATATAACAGCAAAACAAATCACAATATATTTTCTTGTATTGTGTAATATTTAACATTTAAATACAAAATAAAGAACGACCGCCAGCGAAAAGCACAGCAGCCGTTCAATCCACGCCCTACTCTCTATCCCATTTTCCCGAGAAGACAATAGCAAAGATATCAATTCTGAAACGAAATACAAAAAGAAAACTATATTAATTAGTTATGAGGAGCCAATTTTGAAACAAAAACCAATCTTCTTAAAAAATTGCCATTAATGCAATATTTTTTACTTGCAAGATAAATGAAGAGAATTAATAGAACGGCAAGACTGGCGAGTTTGTATATTTATTGACATGAAACGAATGTTGTGGAATGGGATCGGAAAAACAAGTATAAAACAGATAGCTTTTATAGGTTTCTACTGCCTGAGATATTTTTCCGGGGATTTTTGAGATTTTATTTGATTTTGTTTTACATTTCTACGTTTAGAATACTTCTGGTTAGCCCTTGTCAGATCCTTGATGATTGTTTCATCAAACACTTCCGAATATATCTCTGTTGTCTTGACCGATGTATGCCCCAAGAGTTTTTGGACGGTGGTTATCGGAACGCCTTGATGTACCAACAGAGTAGCACAAGTGTGACGACTTGTATGGTAGGTGAACTTCTTGTTAATACGCGCCATCCTTCCCAATTTCTGCAATGTCCGATTAGTGTCCGAATTGCAACCTAATGCAGCCAGTTGTTCGATGCTGTCGTACTTCCGCATTATGCCCAGTGCCTTTCCGTTAAACAGCAGATATAGCGGAATATTGAGTTTTACGCCTGTTTTGATGCTATTCATAACTAGCCATTCCTTTCCGTCAACTGTTACGAGATTTTTATAAGTCAATTGTTTAAAATCAGAGAATCTCAATCCGCAATCAACCAATTATCAAGACTGCAATTATGGTTTGAAAAATTAGGAATACAAAATGTTACTTATGGAATAGTAATGAGAGCTGGAGGTAGTTTACAGCAGCATTTAGACAGTATTATTAATGATGAGCCTTACGATGAAAATTCAGCATTTAGAATTTATAGGAATGTAAATGGGGAAACTACATACATACCTAATGTAGATCCAACTGACAGGAGCGGAAATACAACAACAAACAGTCAAATAAAATTGTCGGATTGTTTGCAATTCGCGGATTGGGATGTAATAACATTCCAACAAGCAAGCTGGGTAAGTGGTAAATGGGAAACAATCGAACCGTATTTGCCTTCTTTGATCAAATATGCGCGTTACTATTGTCCTAATAGTGGTGTAAAGATTGGTTGGCAAATGACTTGGGCGTATGCAAAAGGGTATGGTGGATTATCTTCTTACAATAATTCACAGGAAGAAATGTTCAATGGAATTGTTCAGTGTGCAAAAAATGTATGTTCTTATTACGGAATAGATTTAATTGTTCCTAATGGAGTTGTAGTACAGAATTTAAGAAATGTGCCTGAATCTTTTTGGGGTAGTGACTTAATTTCAATTAAAGGAGCGGAACAATGGACTTCGGAAACTCCTGCATCTGATTTTACCGATGATGGTTTGCATCCTAATAATATTGCGGAATATTGTACATCAGCAGCATTTATAATGGTTATTTATGGTGCATGTTACAATAAATCAATAAGAGGTATAGATTTGGTATTGGATAATATTAGTGGTAATTATGCCAAAATAGCTAGACAATGTGTTTTAAAATCAATTGGAGATAGATTTAACAAGTCTGACATTGATGTTAGCAAAATTTTAGAATAGTAGAGTAACTAGAAAAGTTATCAGTAACACTCAAAACATATAATATGATCCGAGACCTAATCATCAGAATAATGATCCATCTGTCCGTAGAAGTACACCCGGATGCGGAATGGTTTTAAGCATAAGGGCTGACCACACCAAGATCAGCCCTTACATCATAGTTGTCGATGGGTTACTTTACAATATTTGATTGTTTTTTGGGGAGCCAGCCTAATGATAACAATCTTTCAAAAACAATATGCGCAACAACTGTATAGCCAATCGAATTCCAATGTATACTATCATTCAAGAGACCATTTTTATTAATCGCACCAGCGTCTACAACATTCCAAGATGTAGACGGAGTTCCTTCATTCATTAGTCCTAATTTAATTGCAATAGCTACCCCTCTTGTACTCATTTCATGATATAAATTAATATATGCGCTCCCAAAAGCTTCCTGATATTCATTTTCTCCCTTTTCCGTTCTTGATATGGCTGTTGAAATAAATAAATTCTTTTTACTATTGGCAAATGTCATGGATTGTTTTAAATGACCAATTCTTTTTTCTGAATATCCGCTAATCTTACCGTCATTTTGTCCTGTGTAAAAGATATTAATATAAGAGATTCCTGATAATCTAGCACCATAAGTAAGAATATTACTACCTGCTTTAATCTCGACAGCTTCACCATTGCTATTTATCTTCTCAATTTTTGGTCCTGTGCGTAAATTGAAAAATTCTCCATTTATCATTACTGGATTAATAACCGAACTATCATCTCCATTGTATGAAACGCTAAACCAGTCTGAACCATTTTCTCCCATAGATATGGTTCTAATACTGCATTCTACTCCTCCACTTACTGGTACAGTAACATCATTTTTTAGAAACGCTGAAAGTCCTCCTTGTCTTGCCAATATTCCGGGAGTTGTATCACCTTGGACACCACAATTAATCACTTTATATTGTTCTGTAATATCATTATTTTCATCTATCAGCTCTTGCAAAACTTTAGGATATGTAATACCATTTCCTCCCTGACCGTATGTCAAAGAATCCCCCCAAGCGAGAATTATATTTATCGGCATCAGATAATCCTCAATATTTTGCTTCATTACATCAACATAATTATATTCTTCCCCGTCGTCAGCTTCTACTTTAATATCCTTCATTGTACTTCCGACTACATACAATTCTGTTGCCGTATTTTTATTATCGTATTCAAAAATATAAGGGGTAGGAAAAACAGAAGGAATACCTTTCTCCACTACCATTCCATCTTTTTTAAATACAAATTGCAGCCATAAATCATTTGCATTGGGAGTACTTGTACATTCAATCCTAATTTTCTTTTTGTCGGTAATACTATATTTGTTTAGCACTTTGCCTGCCGAATGTTCAACCACATTTCCGCTTGAATTTATAAGCCACCCATTTTTTGTTTCTGTATAATCTAAATTAATCAGTTTATAACTGATCAATGATTCAGATAAATCGTCAACTTTATTGGATAATTCATCAATTCTTTGAGTTTCGACAACCAAATCTCTTAGTTCGTCGGATAGTGATTTATTAACACTTACAACTGATACTGTAGAACCTCTCTGAACGTATATCTTGGATGTTTGTGGTTGCAATTCTAACTTATAATCAACCAACGGTATTATACTTCCTTTCGCCGGAATATTATTGATTATTGTATCATTTTCATCCAATTCCCATATAATAGACCATGGATTTGCAGCAACTGTGCCATTTCTTGTATTAATTGTTACATTTCCATAATTGATTACATCATAAATATCATAATAGTACCCGGAATTATCAGCTATTGCATTATCTGTCTTAATTATACCTTTCCGACTCTCTGTCGGATGTATCTGTACAATATCGCCTGTATATTGTATGCCTTTGACCGCAGATAAAGCTTTATTAGTCAATAGAGTTAATTCTTCTTTATCTCTAATATTTAATAAATTTATGAGCGAATTGTCATCCGAATCTCTAAGATACAATGTCTCATTATATATATATAATATACCCAGTGGAGTATATATAACCCAACTTCTCCCATTGTAAATAAACCAAGAGTTATCTGTATTTCTAAAAAAAATATCTCCTAATTCAGACCCACTTGGAGTGGTTGACTGTATATATTTAATAGGTAATATTTCCAATTCGGATATTTCCGTAGCCAGACTTTTGCGGCTGATCGGGTTAACCACCGCATCATAAATAGTAGCCGGGTAAATGGTTTGTCCGCCCTTCGTCAGTTTATGCATTTTTGCCATAATGTATTCTATTATTCGCCTAAGTTCCGCCGGAACTTGGGCTGTTGTTATTTTATGTAATTATTTATTAACTATTAAAATCACTCAGCACATCATCATACTCCTGATCTGACAGAGATACGCTCTGCACCGCATTGTATGCGGCATAATCCGGATAGGGCATGATCTCCGCTGTGCTCTCATCCGTCTTCCCGGTAGTCAGCACAATCCCTGTATCTTCAATAGATACAAGGTTGCAGATGCCATCTCTAAAGTCAGAATCAGAAATGAAGTATTCCCGTTTGACCTTCAGCAAACCAGGGGAGAAGCCGGGGTTGTCAAAAGCGACAAGCAGACTGCCATCTTCCATACGGCTGCACCCCACATACTCTTGCCCATCAAAGGAGGCTATAAACTTTCCCTTAAACGGATTGAAGTAAGTAAACCGGAAGGGAGTTGATATGTCTCCATTCAGGTTCTTCTCTATAATTTTAAAATCTGATTGGTAATTAATTTTCATAACTATAATATTGATGTAACATCGTCTATCTCCTCGGCTTTCAAGATGTCAGAAAGGTCAACACTTCCACCACCTCCTGTCGTGCCTGTGGCACTCCATGTTCCCTTTGTCTTGCATTGATATATAGGACCCGGTATGGTATCCCCCACAACTGCCCAGTCACCCACAACAGGAGATGGGACAGCAGCCTGCAATGCTTCTACCGTAGAAAACAATCCCTTGTTGCGTATAGCGTTCTGCTTGACCTTCTCCACTTCAGTGGAGGTCTTGCTAAAGTTGTTGTTAAGACGATCTACCGCCTCACTCCAAGTACCTGTTTTATTAATACTATTAAGTTCCATATCACTTTCTTACCTTTAACACTCCATTTGTCACTATTCCTTCAAGTGTTTCATATTCCACATATACCTGCCCGGAGCTGACGTTATCTTTAGACGGCCAATTACTGCATTCAATATTTGCCACATATTTAGACACACCCCCCCCGTCATATACCGGTTTCATCCCAACCAACAGAGTTTCGCCTTTAGAGCCATAGAAAGAAACGTTATTGGGAGTAAGAATAATATCCGTATTTCCCACATGATTCTGTATTCTGATACGTTCCGGATATACAGTCGTTTCTTGTATCAATTGGTCCCCTACATATTTCCGTAGAATCAAATCACCATACTCCCATCCGTCTGATGATGTGTCGAACCTTAATATCAAGGTGGCATGTCCTTCAGTCGTGTACATTTCAAGAGTATTTTTATCCGGATCAATGACAATGCGTTTCCCGTCAACAGATGTTTCTACTTTTCCGCGGAAAAATCCGCCCAAGGCTTCAACCACACCTCTGAACTTACCACCCAAGGCATAAATATAGCCACGAAGGAACGTATCGCCACCATGAGTGGCAACAAAATTCGCCATATTCGCCCATTCCGTATCTGTGGGCTGGTAATCGGGGGCATTACGAAACTTCATTACGGTTAATATAGCCTGTTGCAGCGTGCCTCCTGCCCAAAATGCTACATCATCATCGTCATTGTATATGCCGCTAACTCCGGCTGTGACCTTCTGCATCTTACCATCCTTGTAGTTGCCTAGTTGGATCATATTAGCTAGTATCAAACCGCCAAGGATATCCACAGATCCATCCTTAATCGCACTGGCGATATAGTTAATTGCTTGAAATCCGGCCATAGACTTATCATTGTCAAGAATTGAAGGCTTCCAATCGGTAGCGATGGTTCCTCTTTCTAACTGAAGATCACAAACGGTTGCGGTACCACTGAGCATGAAAATACCTGCACCGTTAAAAGCGAACTTGAAAGTGTATCTTTGATAATCGGACGCAAGAGGCTGAGTTGTGCTGAAATCACCACACGAAACAGCCACAGACACACCTTTAGCTTTAAAGGATATAACATAGTTCTCATTTTTAATCAATGATACGGACTGGGACAAGCTGCCTATTGCAGCAGAATATCCGGAAATAGCCTCACTGTCAGCAGATACGGTAGCCACTCCCGTCCAATATTCCAATTGCTTGCTGAAAAGCTCGGTATCCGCCGATAACTCGGTAGCGGCAGATAGATCCTCTGTTTCATAATCTCCCGTAAACCCAGTATTACGTAACAGATTGACCGAACCAATATTTACAGCCTTATAAACCTCATCCGGCAAATCCGTCAGATTTGCCGAACCTGTAGAACCCGGCTGCAAGTTCATCCTTCCCGTCAACAGATTGTCTCCCGGTTTTATTCGGGTATATTCTTCCGGCAAAATAAAATTATTGATCCCCACATATTGTCTTATGTATGGAGACCCTGTGCCGGCACCTGCTAAAATCTGAGCATTTTGCCTATTAGGATCATCTGTACCTTGATATCCTAATTGTACAATATCATCCCCTACCAATGGAGCATCACTCTCCAATGCACATACACTTTTTGACAGGTCTATATAATCAGTTCCTACAGATACAACCAAACGCCATAAATAATGATTCCCTAGTTTCCCATCTGCCTGCTTTTCCAAATTAAACGTCTCAACCAGTGCCTGATCTTTTTCCTTAAATTGATTATATATTATCCTTCCATCAGCATCCTTAGTACGCATGTAACATCGCCAAAAATCGTTGTATTCCTCAACTTTTATACAAGACATTCCGGCCGCTGTCTGCATCAACTTTCCACCGATATGGGTTGTCTTCTGTACTTCTATTTCTTCGGCGGTCAACTTCCTCCGAAAATGAGCATAGTCAAGTTCCAGATGCCATGCGCCTTGTTCATCTTGCCATAATCCTGCTCCGGTTGAACCTTGTGTAAAATTTCCTCCATACCACCCCTTTAAAAATGTGATAAATTCTTTGGCCGTATCTGGTTTATCCTTCCGTAAAAAATGGTCGATAACAAACAGACCTGTCAACATATCATCATCCCTAATATCATCATACTCTGTTTTGGTTCCGACAATACGCTTTAAATCGTGCCCACTAATTTTTATCCCCTTCAAAAAATTAATCACCCCTTGCGCTTCATCGTCATTTAAAGCGGAAATAAACCAATTAAATACAGGTGTGTCCTCATCCAGCGTATATGCGGAATTGGCATGATCGGCATTGGTGACATCACCGCCGCCACCGCCACCCTGTATAATAGTCACAGAGCGGGGAACATACTTCCCATCACGCTCCCTCGGTACTACCCTACTTATGATTCTTATATCTGACTTTATCGCCATTCTCTATCATTGATAATGTTACTGTATTCTGCTCGTAATCCCATACACCACTTAACAGCATGAATTTCTTATTAACCATAGAATTGTCATACAAAACCGTGAAAGGATGAATGAGATCACTGTTTTTTAATACCTGAGTTAACTTGATTTTGGTTACCCGGTATCGGTTAATGATACGCCTGATCAACGCTTCTTCGGGGCGCACAAGCGTACCTTCTATTGCCGAATACAAGTTGTTTGTTAAAAAATTGCCATTTAAAAGAGCCTTGCTATACGTCGCCCCGTCTTCATTATAACTACTTATGCCAAATTCTATCTCGTCAAGTTCGGACATAAATTTTTCATTGACTACATTCTCGTATACACGATCCCCGTTCTCACCTTCATCTACAACTCCGTCTTTTTTCTTATAGGCAACTCTTAGATTTTCTATATCAACTACTTTTATATATTTATCATTCTGATATGGGTAATCCGTACCATACAGGATTAATTCAAATTTCCCCGTCAGTGGCACAGAATCTGGGAACTCAATCACATATCCCGTAAGCCCCTCATACGGCATATCTGCCTTTTTCGTTGCACGCAGTTTGGTTCGTTCCACTTCCTCACCCACCTCTCCTATACCTATCGTAAATGTGGTTTCGCTATTTTGCCATTTATTTCCATTCCAGTAATGATCGCCAATACGTAATTTAAACCGTAACACATGATCTTCCGTGATTGTCACCTTATTAGGCTCTGCGTAATTCGTTGTAAATAAAATATCGGCTGAAATTCCTATCGCTGCATCCTTATAGACAGCTGTCACTCCTCCCACTCTTAATATAGGATTTCCTACAGCCGTACTAATTATCCTATACCTCAATAAAGACCTCCATGTGTAATTCTCCGAAATTATTGTATACAACGGAGTTAATCCATCCCATCCCTTAAAATCTATATCAGCCTCCCCGACTCTGTATGCGGTCATACCGCCAGTCATATTATAATTTAAATTAGCACCCATTACAGGGATGGCATCTTGTGAAATCTCTCCATTATCACCATATGCTATTGATTCCCATCGTTCTAATGTCAACCCTTGCACATTCTCCACCTTATAGTATTTGTTATCATTCCTCTTATCCGTCAAGTTTGTGAAGCTCCCATACATATCACTCACATCAAATCCCTTATCATCCACCAATTCATCAAAAACATTATTTATTGCCTTAACGGTAACCTTATTATATCCGGGGAGCACATCTATTGTATGATCACTGCCGCCAAAGCCGATATCCTGAAGCAATACAGTGTTTGGAGTAACCATCTCATAAGTGACAAGATCCTCGCCATACGAGAAGTATTCCCCTTCCCAATCTGCATCTACAAAATACAGGCTACCTTCATAATCGTATAAGGTCCAATTAAAAAAACGACAAAAATACTCCAGTACCTCGTCCAACATCATCCCTTCTGAGGTGAAGTTTTCCTCTGCGAGAGTTATCTCATCGAATATGTTTTTCTTTGTCGAATAATTCACTTCTGACGATCCATAGACATAAGGTATATATATCTTTTCATATCCCCCATTAGCTGATCTTATAATGTACCTTAAGAGGTTTATCGCCGTTATAAATCCATTCTCTGTCTGTTTCTCATATTGTATATTCTCAAGCGTTCCTATTGCGCTTATGCAGTTTATACTCAATTTATCCGCAATTGGCACATAAGCTTGAGTAAACACTTCCGGTTCCACATATCCCGTCCATAACAGTTTATTCCCTCTATACAATTTTACAGCAACATGGTGACTGTTTACGCTAAACAAGTCATTCAACAAACTATCAGTCACAATGGATACTGATGCTGTAGATGTCCGTACAGGCTCGTACACAAACTCTTCATCTGTCCCTGTTACGACAAATGCGGACGGTGCACCTGTCAGTGTTTCTATTTCACCTATATAATCCTCCATGTAGAATTTAATCTCCAAGGATTCACCGGCATAATTGAAAAATGGCAATCTATATCTCTGCATAGTTAAAATATTTTTTTCCCAGTCCTCTTACCATAATTTTTAAGCTGTAGATATGCAGTATCTCCATCAAGCTGCATCTTTCCTCCAACTTCCACCCTCACATTAGCCATTCCAGTTCCTCCTATCATATCCTTTAATTTACTTAAAGGCGCAATAACTTCCGGATTACTGCTTGCACCTGGGTATTCACCCACTTCTGCCAATGTCCTTCCAGAAACCACGCCTCCATTCGCAAACTTCGGAATCACTGAAAACGCAGCAATAGCAGCAGCAATAGCAGCTCCTATTGCTATAATATTTGCAGGGAACGGAAGTTTTGCAGCACTCTTACCGGCATCACTCGCGCCTTCCGCCGTATTAGCAGCGACTTTTTTCCCCGCATTAACAACCTCCACACCTGTCGTTGCTGTATCTACAGCCGCCTCCGTAGTCGCATTGGTCACCTTGGCGGCTGTCGTTGCTGTATCTATCGCAGCCTCCGCTTCTTTTGCCTTCCCGAGCTTTTCTGTCAATTCCCTTAGGGTGTCTATAGTCTGTATTATACTCATAAAACTATCTACAGAATTGACCATCACATTCCATACTGCCATTATTCTCTCCCATGCAGACGCATCTTCATCATCCATTACATCTCTCAATTGAGTAAATGCACTAACCATTCTGTCTGCACTGGATGCTATATTTTTCACCCCTGAAAACATCCCTTGTTTCAACTCCTTACCCAAGTCCTTTATATCTTGCCGAACTTGGGCTATTTTCAGTGCTTTCTCTAAATCCGGCACATTAGCCATAGCTTTCGCTAGTTCCTCATCTAAAATTTTTCCGGCGTTTCTAGCTTCCTCCTGTAAATCTTTTGCATAGTCTTTCGCCAAATCAAGATTTTCTTGCGCGATATCTATGGTTGTTTTTTTATAATCAAAGGTTGTATCTCTTTCCTTCTTCTTTGTCGGGGTCCCCATTAATTGGGCATTCATCCTCATAGCTGTGATGAATGCCTGACCTTCAACACCAATTCCCGAAATGGAGCTGGCTGCTTTATCCATTTCTACCGCAAGTGCCTGTACATTCTTTCTGTATTGTTTTTCTGTTATTAAGCCATTGGCTTTCTGCGCACTCAATTCCGCAAGCCTCTTGGAATACTCTTTTTGAACATTTTCAAGCTCAACAGCACCCGCCAAAGCATCCTTTTGCCTTACTGCCGCATCTGCTGTTTCTTTTAATTTCTTGTAAAAATCACTCTCTAAAACTTTCCGATCGTTAGAGCCGCTAGCCTCAGCATACAACTTGATATTCAACTCTGCTAATGCCTTATTATATTCTGCCTGAGATATAGATCCTATCTTATATTTTGCCTCCAATTCAGACAGTTCTTTGGCTGACTTTTCTTCCAGTTTCTGCAATGTTGTTTTCTGGACTTTCCCCTCTTCAATACCACCTTGGTCTATCTTATCAGGATTAAATCCGATAGCATTGGCTTTAGCGGTTGACTGCTCCAGTTTTGTATTTATATCTGCTAAAATTTTATTTTGTTCTATTATCTCTTTATCATCAAATTCAACCACCTCTTTTGCATTGCCCCACGCAACTCTAGCAGCCTCAAACCATATCCCAATACCTTTCCCTGCTTTTTCCCTATTAAATTCCGTATTCTGCTGATCTTGTTCTCTTTTTCTCTTTAATTCCGATATTTTATCCTCAACCGCCAATTTTTTCTGTGTCAAATAATCCACTTCCGCAGCAGCTTTCAAAAGTTCAACCCGTTCCGCAAACTTCTCATTCAAATCTCCTTGAATAACAAGATTTTTTTCATCTATAGAGTAGTTTGTATTAAGCTGCTGATTTATTTTAGACAAAGCCGCTTTACGCTCATCTATGCTACGATTCAAATCAGTCGCTATCTTATACTGTGTCTGTAGATTAACAATATCTGATGTATTGGTGCTCTTTCCTAATTCAGCCTTATAATCAGAGAACAAGTTTTTTATTCTCTTGGCTTCCTGATACATTACTACCAATTTCGCCACAATCGCACCGATAGCAGCTATTACCGCAGTCGGAGCAATGGACACTAGAGCAGTTTTTATAGATTTTACAGCATTGGCAAACATCATCCTCATTGTAGAAGTCGCTTTTTGCGATCTCCATGCAACTTCATCGAACGATTGCCCGACTGCTTTTGCCGCGCGCCTAGCTGCTGCTTTTGCCGCTAATTCAGTTTTTTGAAAAGAAATGATCAGTTTATTAACCAAGCGACTAGTTACCAATACAGATATAGCAGTAACAACGTAAGTTATAAGACTTTGTATATTATCTGCCGCTGTTTGAATATATCCCGTAAGCCAGTCAATTATTGATTTATATTTACTTTGTACATCGGACTTATTGACCAGCCCGGTAAATGCATTTTTCAAACGATTCAGAGAAGTTTCCAAATTATCAGTATCCACATTAGGAAGCATCTCATTCAATGCATCCGCAAATCTTGGAAGCACATCCGCGCTCAATAATTTACCTTCCTTCAACAACTTATCAAGACCTGCAACACTCGTTCCTGCCGCTTTGGCCATAGCTTGCAAGGCTATCGGCAACCGTTCTCCCATCTGCAAACGCAATTCTTCAGAGCTTATCTTTCCTTTGCTCATCATCTGAGACAGAGCCAAAAATACACCATTGCTGTCCTCTGCACTCATGCCAAATGCAGTTGTTGCCCTTGACAGGGATTCAAATATTTTCCTCTGCTCCTGCATAGACATTCCCGATATACTAGCCGCTGCCGTAAACTTCGCGTAATTCCCAGTAAGAGCATTTATCTCCAATCCATATTTTTTCGCCAAATCTAAAAGGTAACGCTGATTGTCTGCAAATTTGGACATTGACCCTGAAACATTCTTCAATGCGGTTGTTACCCTGTTTGTCTCTTTCGCCACCTCTATAAATCTAGTCACAAGATTGGACAATCCTATACCACCGACACCTAATGCAGCCGCAAAAGTCAGTATCTGAGCCTGCATGGCCTGAAATCCTGCCTTAACCTGATTGGTCCCCTTTCTGAAATTCTCCGTCAGAAAGTTAATTGCTATTGAAAATGATAATCTACCGGCCATATTAATTACCCCTACTCTTCCAGTTTATTTTATTTATATCAAACAAATCACCATTAAGGAACTTCATCAACTGTTCTTCATTCTCACGCATTTCCTTTTCAGCCTTACGCCTCATCTCATCCGTTTCCCATGGGAATGGGTATAATACTTGTGGGGATGATACCTTTTTCCCATCTATATGAGGAAGTATTGATATATAGGTCCATAATCTGGCATTTTCCAGCTCTTCTTTGCGTTTTCTTTCGTAAGCTTCTATATATAATGGCAAATCACACAAATCCATTTCCTCCATCGCATAATGAGCGTCCAACCCACCCATTACCAACATGGATACTATCTCACCAATACTACACGATATCCCCCCTTCTGATTTCGTATCATCAGATGATTCAGTTTCTTGGAATTGAGCCATTATGCCCATTGCCCTATCAAGTCTTAACATCAGATCCTTAAAAATACCATCATTCTCCAATGCAGTTTTAAATACCTCAAATGTATAAGGAGTGTTATCCACATTCATTACGTATAAAAATGCATCGATATCTTCTTTTGATGAATAGTCCATCTGAGAGAAAGGCTTTTTCATCAATTGTTCCCATCTGATAATCATCCTCACGGTATATCTATGAAAAACAGCATTCTTTATCGGTTTTTTAGATGGAACCGGATGTTTTTCCTCTCGTAAACACCATCTTGTAAAAAAGAAGAGAATTATAATACAACCAACAGATATTATTACTAATTCCATATATTCTTATTTTAAAAAAGGCAGTCTGTATAACTGCCTTCTCTTATTACATTTTAATAATTACGCACCAACACCATCCTCTAACGGCCCCGTACCTTGAAGCGTTACAGAACTTGTACAGATCGCCCCATTATCAGCCTTCATTGATAGTGCGGTAATGATTGCATTGCCTTTGACATATTCCTCCCCTTTAGGGAAGTCGCCTTCTGTTTCTTCTGTTTTGGCAATTACAAACGGAATTGGAGTACGCTTCTTCATCAATTCCTTCAACGTAACAAATGACATGTGCCCCGATTTTAAAGACAACATACTTTCGCTTGATACTGTATAACCTAACTGTCCTGTCAGGTATTCTTTCCAGTTACCCGACATCTTGTTGCTGGTATCAATTGTATCTGCACTAATATCAATGCCACACGATGTGCCAAAGGCTATCGGAACTATTTCTTTTGTACCTGGTTCTTTAGTGACTTCAACAAACAGCATCAACTTGTCACCGACAATCATGTCTTTACTTGAATCATACTTTTTTTCTGCCATAATATTTAAATTTTGATTATACCACTAACCAAAATTTTGTATGACAAAAACAAAAAAAGGGATACTGAACTTAGTATCCCTTTGCTAATTATAAAGAACTGATCGAAAATTGAAGCACTTGAACGTACTTGTTATCAACATAATCCTCTGTAGAATCTTCCAAATGAATCGTCATTGTTGGATTTTTAAAACTTCCCTCCAAAGTTGAATATATCAAGGAAGCAATCTGGTTACTTCTGTCGTAGTTGTCACTGATCACACTAACATAGACGATAGGTATTTGACGGGCGACTCCCATTTTACTATACTCTTGCTGATATCCATCACGCTGATATACTATAAAATCACCATCTGTCCCATCCGGAGCCACTATAGGATAAATTTTCCTACCGATAAAAGTGCTGACATCCTTAGATTCCAAAAGTATTCCACGTATCTCCGTGGTTATTCCAAACATATTCATACTTATCTTCTTTCATTGATTCGCTGGATAGCCCTTTTTAAGCCATCATACAAAAATCGCTCCGCCTTGGCCTCCTCAGATTTACGGGCATCCGACCAAAAACTATTCCCAGGCATAATACCGGATGTGCCAGTAAGCGGGTGTGGACGTTTTCTTGTTCCCATATCCACGAGATGAGCATGAGCTCCTGATTGTGTAAAACCGGACAGTGCACCTAACTTTCTTCTCTTTACTCTCGTAGTAAAAGAGCTTTCCAAATTTCCTGTAACCTTTCCACTTTTACGCATTCTTGCACGGAGATTGGTTTTTCCCTTACGCATGAAAACAGAAGCAGCGGATCTTAGTCCACTACGGATTGCTTTATCCTTTTCAAAATCCTCCAGATTCCGAACTAGATAATGAATATTTTCTTGATCTATTACTTTTAGCTCCATAATCATGTATCTATTCTACCAAGAGTTAAAATCAAAGTGTTATCTCTTTGAGGATCTATCATTTTAATCTCATATACATTATTCATGTATACAACCCTTTGCGTATTCTTTATCACGGGATATGCTCTTACCTGAAAAACAACCGTTCTTCCAATAAACTGCTCCATAGCACTTACCCCATCCTTATCCACTACTAATGACATCTTTCTACGATATCCCTTGCAACGAAAGATTTCCTCATACTCCTTCACCACAAACCCGGTATCAGATTGATGCTCTCTCAACTCTTTAAATACCAATGTCTCATATAACAATCCAGCTCTCATAAACTATAATCCCTATACAGGGATAGCAAATATTTAACCCCTTGTTCCAATGGGCGGCTTTGGATGGTAATAACCTCTTCCCTGTATGCATAATACGCCCCTATTGATAAAAGTATAGCCTGCCGTATCGGTGCCGGGATAGACTTACCTCCACCGATAGAGGTAAGCTCTTCCACAGACACACATAATTCTTTAGCAACTTTCTCTTCCGCTACTTCTATCAGGGACTCAATGTATGCATCATCCCCATCGTAAGCATCCTCTATGTTTAAATGCTTTTTAGCCAAATCCAAAGTCACATACATACCCATATTATTTCAATGACGCAACAGTAAATGACTCTTTGCGGATCATCCCCATATTCCAGTAAGAGTTAACTACCAATCGGACCATGCCCTTTGTTGCCTGAGTGTATGGATCGACTGTCATATCAATAGCACCCCATTGACCTAAGAAATAATCGGCCCAATTCCCAAACACGATACCAAACTCATCCGTACCCTCCCCTAATTCTTTAGGAATATTATTAGTACGCAATGCACGATATCCGTTAATCATTCCCTGTCCGTCATTGCCAAAAATAAAGCCCCCTGCACCCGAAGCATCCTTTACTTTTGTCTTTGCCTTACCTACCAAGGACGGATTCATTATATATGCAAGATTACCAAACAAAGCGTTGTTCAAATCTGCACCAGTTTCCATCGCTACAATCTGAGCCCATGTCATATCGCCTTTGATCGTTTCGCTAATATTGGCTTCCTGAAACATCCCATCTGGCACATTATCCGCATGCACTTCCTTTCCAAACGCAGTCTGCTCAATTTTCTGCGCGATAGCTATTGCCATCAACTGACGGATAAGTCCTTCGACACTACGGTTCTCTTGAATCAGTAATTGTTTGGAAAGATCTACGTATGCCGTCAGACGTTTTGGAGTGAATAAATTTCCCTTTTTGAACGTTCCTGCACCATCCTTGGCCTCTGCATTTTCTCCTTCCCAAAATACATTTGTAGCGGAATGTTCTGGCCAATAGATGTTTCCAACCAGCCCGGTCATCATACGGACTCCCGCTTGAGACAATACGAGGTTGGATTCCAAGGGAAGAAGTAATTCTTGCTGCTCTTCATCAATTACTACCCCTGTAGTTTTTTCCGTGCCAGCCGTATATGCGGCACGCTTTGCATAGCTCATAGGAATGATCAACTCACCGCTATTTTCAGCCGTTGCCGCCACAGAACGATGAAGTTTTGTCGCTTCCTCGATAACAGCCGCCTCGCTATCCCTTTGCTCGGTTTTATTCATTTGCGCAAGGATGGCACGGCGAAGAGAAAACTGTTTATTCGTGGACTCCATGCGTCTTGCAGGTGCCTGACGATTTTCTGTTTCCTTCTCATCTATTTCCAGATTGATTTCCGCCATACGGGTTTGATTTCTTCCCAATTCTTCGTTCTCTTCGGCTGTGAACTGACGCTTTTCTCCCTTTGCCGCCTCAATGATTGATCTAGAACGACTTTGTAACTGTTTTTTTTCGTCCTTTAATTCTGTGATACTTTTTTCTTTTGCCATAAAATTAAATATTTAATGATTTCTCAATATTTTGATAATATTCTTCTGGTATGGTTGCCTTTTTACGCAATTCTTCTTCTGCAATATCTTTGCCGCGCATATAAACAGAAGTCTTGCTGTATGCGGCATTATATACAGGAGAAACATCATACAAATTCCCGATCTTAGAAACTGTACGCTTCCAAGTTCCATCGTTTTTTTTCTCCCATGTATCCTTTTCAACATCAAAACAGAAAGAACTGGCTGATATCTCCCCTCTTCTTATGTTTTCTAACAATTCATCACCTAACGCTGTCTTTGGGGCTTCAAAACGATATTTTAACCCTTTTTCATCCACATTTAAAGAAAGAGACCCACTTCCATTATTGCTTCTAGCCAAAATACCCCGGCTTTGGGAATGATTCAAAAGCGCAAAAACATCGCTCTTCTCTAATACACCGTCCAAAGCACCCCGTTCTATAACTTCTTCAAAATATAATCCGTCCGATGGCGTATTAAAAAGAATGGCATACCCCTCAACTGTACGTTTTTCTTCGCTTTCCCCGGTCACTTGAACCTGATAGGCTGTATTCCTTATCTCTCTTTTTTCGTCCATTTTTATACTCTTTTACCGACTAACCATTTTTTTGTATGACAAAAATTTATTTTTTATTCTTTGCCTACCGTTTTTTCATTTATAACAGGATTTTCTTCAACTCTCTGCACAACCGCATTGCTTAATGTTTGCATATTAGACTGCACAAAGGCGTTATCTCCGCCTTCCAAACGCGAATATCCCAATTCGCGTCGCGTTTCATTTGGTGTTATACCAGCTATATAAGACATCTCTTTATAAAACGATGCCTGAGCCGCCTTATCAGTACGCAAGATGGCAGAAGTATCAAATTCTGCAATAATTCGTCCTCTTTCCGAAGGAAGAAATATTTTTCTATTAATTTCCTGTTCTATCTTCGTTATAACAGCCAATACCGTATCTGTCAAATACTGAAGCTGGGTAGCCTCAACCGTTGAATAGCTTGATTTGGACAAATCGAACACCTTTACAGGAGAAACAGAAAAGAAACGGCACATATCAACCACATTAAACATGCGGCTTTCAATAAATTGGCTATCTTTCGGGCTGATAGAGATAGGTTGATACTTCATATTCCCCTCTAATATGGCTATTCCATTTGGATGGCCATTCATAGGGTTGGTGCGTTCTTCCCACGTCTGATAAATCTGGTCCTTTTGTTTGCTGTCCAATCTGGCTCCTTCAACCGTCAATATACCGGCTACACTGGCTCCACTTTTGAAAAAACCTGCCGCGTGCTCTTCTGTAGACGTAGATATATCAATTGTCTGTCTGGCATGTTCCAAAGTAGAAACACCAATTATACCATCATAAGAAAAATTAAGTACGTGAAACATATCCCGCGGTTCTACAAGCTCCTTGAATCCTACCACCTGATAACGCTTCCGCATAATTCCCTTCTTATCCTGTATCCATACAATGCTTACCTGACCAGAAGGAATATAAATCAACTGTGTTACATTTAGATCCTTGTCTCTTTCAATATATGCATATCCGTTCCCTGTAAGCAATACTGAAGCCATAATCGTTTTAAAAAACACATACCGTGTCATATCCTCATTCGGCTCCATATCCAAAATGTAATAAGCCGGGTGGTTTTTAGCCTCCTTCTTAAAACCATCCTTATCCAGTTCGTAAGTCTTCAACGGCAATACAGCAACACTATCCGAAATCAAATCAACACAACGATACACTGTAGAAAGAAGCATAGGCTTGCTTCTGCTGGATAGTATCTGCCTTCCCCCGGTATAACTCCATGCAGTTACACGGGAAGTCTCCACTTTTGACGCTTTTCTAATTTCTAATCCAAAAACTTTCATTTGCTCGATTTTATCAGCTAACCTTTTTTTTGTCATACAAAAAGGTGTTTTATTCATCACGAACAAAACACCCCTCCCTGGAACAGTAATTATATTATGAATAAAGTTTTAAAGTGCCTTACATGGGTAATACATCAGGATGTCTCTGATAATATATCTTCGTCAACGCCTGCTTCAGTTCCTGATAGTTTTTGATGAAACCAAGCTCAATCCATTGGGCTATCTGTTGTTCCAACTCGTACATCTCACGTATCTTAGCCTCATCACCAATCTTATTACGCATTTCTGATTCATGTTTGCCATACACAATGATATTGAGTGATTTTGCTAAATCCTTAACCTTCTGCTTGAATACATCCTTCGGAAGTATAGAACAAACAGCCGCACACATTTTAGGATACGCATCACCGGCAAGATTCCTGTATTGAATCATCTCATCATATACGAAGCGTATTACCTTTACTTCAAAACGAGGATTAATCCACATTGCGAATTTTGTAAATAAGAAAGGATGCATCCATACCTCTTCTTTAGGTCTTCCAGCTTTACCTTTTTCTTTAACCTTACTTTTCTTAACTACTTGATTATCAATTTTAGGGCAATTTTGCCCTAAACCTACCTCATTAGCTTCTGCTATTAAGGCTTCAACAAACTTACATGTACTCACTGAATTTAAGAACACATCCATCTTGCGTTGTTCCTGTCCTGATAAGTTCCATTGCCGCAACAATTCTCCAGCATCGAAATATCCGTCTTTTGTTCTCTGACTAACTGTAAATTCACCCATTGGGCGAATCATGATTTGATTGGTCTTCATAATTTTTAAATTTGATTATACCACTAACCAAAATTTTGTATGACAAAAACAGAAAAAAAGAAGACTATTCTCACGAACCATCTTCTTTACATATTAATGAAAACAAACCAAATCTCATTATAAACCTTATAAATGTATGACAAACTAATAAAATTCTCCATATCTCGGAGACATCAGATAAACGCCTAACGCCTCAAGCATGGCTATCACCCCATCAATCTTCTTTTCTTCGAACTGCTTACTTGGCTTTGTATTTCCGTTCCTGTCCCTTGCCATAACCACATTCCTAAAACAATGGCGGTTTATCACATTATTATCAATTATCGCCTTTCCCGAAAGCATTAGGCGTTCCATTTCTTTTGTCGGTCGATTAAAATTACCTAAAGCCTGACTGAACTCCTGCATAGGCAATGCCTTCTCCTGTGCGTTTATCACAAACTGGGTTGCATTCCATGCATCATAGGCAATCTTTTGAATATAAACCCTATCCCTTATATCAAGTATATCGTTCAATATATAGTCGTAATCCGTCACATTACCCGGCGTGATTGTAATCAACCCCTTTCTTCTCCATTCCCCATAAAGCTCCTTGAATCTCTTTTCTTGCAAAGCCATTTCGGGAAGGTAATATTTCACTTTAAAATAATATTTTTCCGCCGTTGGGAACATGAATGCCGCACAAGTCAAGTCACTTGTACTGGAAAGGTCAATCCCCATATAACAATCCATATCCCTAAATTTTTCAAAATCCACATCAGAGGAAGAATCAAGTATATAATGTTCTGGAATCCATACCGTCTCAGCATCACACCACATATTTATATTCTTCGTTTTTATACCAACCTCTTCTGATGGAGAATTAATGGCTTTCTGAACCTGTTCACGTAAATATTTAGTTTTAACCGTAACACCTAAATTCGGATTACTTTTCCCCCACACAGCCTCATCTTTCCAATTATCACCTTCATCCAATGAATAAATCAAAGCAAATATCGTATCGTCTGTTTTCAATCCCTTAAGAATCTCAGTGCACATTTCCCGATACTGATAGCAAGGACCAAGTTTATCAAAACCTGCCGTAGTGATAATAATTCCCATTGGATCATCACGCATACCCTGTCCGGACTGAAGCACATCTTTCAAACCCGAATTCTTAGCTGCATGATACTCATCCAAAAGAAACATTGACGGATTGGGACCGTCCAGTTTTGAAGAATCAGCAGCCAGAACCTTCATAAAAGATAAAGTTCTATCAAAATTTATTTGGTCTCTAAATGATTCTAGATATTTGTGCTTCGGATCAAGACCAGATACAAAGTTACGACACATTGTAAAACTAACCTTCGCCTGATCCTTGGAATTAGCAGCTAGATAGACCTCTGCATTAGCCTCACCGTCTGCTATTAAATGATACAGGCAAAGAGCCGCAGCAAAAGCAGATTTCCCATTCTTCCTGGCCATTTCTATATAAACAAAAGATGTAAGACGGTTCCATGTCCCGTCTTCATCCTTTTTATAAAACCCATAAATATTAGCTACCGCAAATTCTTGCCACGGAAGCAAAACAAACGGCTTCCCAGCGTGCCTACCAGTATAATGCCTCAACAATGCAATAAATTCAATGGCGTAATCTACTCTTTCCTCCCTGAATTCAACATCATCCCTTTCAAACAAACTATAAAAACGCTCTACAGCCAGTTTGATATATTCTCCTACTAATACTTTCCCATCACGCACATCCGCGGCATACTGATAGTATTTCTTCATCGCTTAGATTTTGAACCCTTTCTGATAAATTCTTCCAAAGGAGATTCCTCATCATTGTCAGACTTCATCGCTTTTATAGTTCCTCGACTTTTTATAGTAAGACCGTATTCGGTCATTATCTTCATTACTTGCGCATAATTCTTGGTCGCTATGTTCTGAGCAGGATTAGCGGCCTTCTCATACTTGATCATTATTACGGGACCTTCCTCTAATAATAATTTGGTCGCTTGTAAATACATCTCATAACTCGTAGCCAACATCCTTAATGCACCAATATCTATATTCTGAATTGCCTTTCTCGCATTCAACTCCTTTACTACATCTTTCATAAATTTCTGTGTTTCCGATGAGAGATGCTCTGGCATTATAAATTTTACCATATTACTTTTTTTATAAAACCGTTATTTTGTCATACGTCATTTTTTAACTGTTAATATTTTAACAAATTCAAAATTTGAAAAAGTTCCGTGTGTGTGAGGAAGGGTCGGGCGAGGTTGGGAAGATCGTTTTCTAGAAAAAATCCCCCCCCCCTATCTTCTTCCTCGTCTTACTACATCCTCCTTTATCTCATTATTGTTGTGGATACGTTGATGACATCTCTTGCATAAGCTCATAAGGTTGTCATAATCGTATGCGAGTCTTTTCCTTTCATTTATATCATCTACTCCCATGAAAGATACAATATGATGTATATCTTCTGCCGGGACAGTATTGCCATCCTTTAAACACAATTCACATAAAGGATTATTAATCAATTTCCATTCACGCAATCTACGCCATCTCTCAGAATCATATATCTTTCTACGCTCCTGATTATACATATTATTCGTCTTGGGAATCATTTTCTTTACTTTTTCTATAGTCGGCATAAGGTATCTCTTTTAACAATTTATTATCATTTATAGTTTGAAATTCAATCATCTTAAAACGATAATGAAAGTATTCCACTAACTCCTTATCTGTATTAATAGCGGATGCTCTCTTATCTTGTGATACATAAAGGACTGTATCTTGAAATATATCTTCATAACTTTTTGAACAGAAACAGCCATAACTACGATACTCGCATAACTCTTTCAGCTTTGAATAATTACGCTCAATCATAGCCATAATCCTTTTATTAATCTTTCCTGTCTTTATTCTTCTCATTGTTGATTCTCCAATTTCCCGATTTATCAATCAGTTCCTCCACGCATCGCATTATCATACCTCTAACTATCACAGAAGTATTCGTCCCTGTAATATCAGATAATTCACTTAATAGCATAGATGTTCGGTCATCCACCCTAATTACTAATCTTCTATTTTTACCCATATTCTATACTATTTGAATTAAATAATTGCACCATCACATGTTTCAATCTAGACTTATCCCTCATGATTCACCTCCTTTAATCTTTTAATTAGTGCATCAGCGCAATTAACCGCATATTTAGCGATTGCATCAGAATTACCCCCACAGTCATCTGCTACAACAGCCTTAATAATATCTTTCGCTAATTCGTACCTACGTTGTTCCCAATCAATTACTAAATTCCCAACATTCAAAAAATCAAGTTCGCATTCTCTGAAAACCATATTATCGCACACATATAGGTTATCTCCGCTATGTTGCGCGTTGATATTTACTTTGGGAATTACATCTACCAAAACTCCTGTTGATTTTATTCTTGCTTTCATTATTCCTCCTTAATTATTCGCTCATTTATAATAAACTCTCCATGAATATCAATGGGAAGCATATTGGAAACACTCGCATGATAAGTCTTACCGTCCATTGCCTTACATAGTGGATGTATTTCATTAGGCATAGGGGCAGCACATTTTTTACAATGTCTTATCATTTCAAAATGTCTGTTTTCCTTATTGCCACAACATTCACAATGAATTGGATAGTAAAAATAAGTACGTTCCAACTGGGTTTCTTTTCCACATATTTCGCATCTGCCCCATTCTATTGAATTACACATGATTGTTCCTCCTTCTCTGTTTTAATATCTGTTACTTTACCACGACTGACAAAACAGAAACAACCCATCACATTGCATAGATATGTTTCATGCCTCATCTCACACTCATCGCATTCCTTACGCAATGAACATTTACTGCAACCAAAATTTATAGTGAACGCATCAATCATTTCATGCAGCACTCCATCAATTATTATTCCGTTTTTTACTTCCATATTAATCTCCTTTCTCTTTAATCCGTTCCAGTACATCCTTGTTGGCTTCTAGTATATCATCAAAAGAAGGGATAGGCATCCACATGTCACACTCGTAGTCGTTCCAATCCTCAAATTCAAATCCTCCGTCTGTCGCAACGTATGGCGATCTCCCAGGTGAAACAACGATATAGCCACTAACAATCGCTCCATTTGATACCATTCTGCAAAGGACAAGCTTATTTGGCTCAGGCAACCGTTCCTTAACACTTATCCAAGGAGATTGCTTCGACTGCCATTCGGCACCAGAAATAAAGTCAACAATGCAGTATGGTTCACAATGAAGCTGCCTGTTTCTGCAATCATTGGAATATTTTTTTGCTGCTTCTTCTACTGTCTGTTTCATTTCTGTTCCGTTACAATCAGACTTGTACGGCTGGTTTGCTCTGCTCGCAAAGTGCTACCCGACTGCCGAAACGTATCAGTTTGGGCAAGTGGGTGTCAAGCTCATGACAGGGGAAACGTACTGTCCATATTTTTTACCCTGCCCGCAGACCTGTTCGCTGACGGGAATGTTCAAAACTCTGGATGCGACAGTGGCATCATTCGCATACAGTTCCCAAAAGTCTTCGTTTCGAAAAATTAACAGGTAGTCCGGATGCTTCCCTTTTATATTGTGGTATTGATGTTCCATTACATTTGATTGCTCCATTATTGTCAAATTTAATCCTCTGTTCTGTAGTATAATAACATTAATGATAGATACCATACTTTCCCCATCCCTCTTGTTGGCAGTTTATTGGTAGGTAGAGCCCTGTATAAACAAGATAACGATAGAACGTCCCCTTTGATACTTTCAATCTTTTGGCTATAATGGTTTTTTCAGATCCTTTAGCCAGTTCTTTTACAATATAATCGTGCTTGTTGGCACATTTGGGATTAAGTCTACAACGAAAGCCACGACAATGTCCGAGCATTGCCCCTTCTGCTTTTTTTCTCGCTAACGCCTCTTTTGTACGTTGACTGATAAGATTGCGTTCAATCTCAGCTGACAATCCGAAAGCAAAGGCAAGGACTTTACTTTGTATATCTTCCCCAAGTCTATAGTTATCTTTAATTGTCCATACCTTACATTCTTTTGTCATACAGATATTCAAGATTTCCATAATCATAAAAAGATTACGTCCAAGACGTGAAAGTTCACTACAGATGATAATATCATCTTTGCATACTTTACGTAGTAAACGTCCAAGCTGTCGTTTTGTGTAATTTTTCGTTCCACTGATAGTTTCTTCTATCCAATCGTCAATCACCAACTTATTACGTTCACAGAAATTGTTTATCTCAAAACGCTGGTTCTCTACAGTCTGTTTGTCACTGCTTACTCTAATATATCCGTAAATCATACTTCTCCAAATTTGTTCATTATTGTTCGCGTTTTGAGCCATACGGCAGACATTCAACCGCCGTATGACAATGTGCTTATTCAACTATCATCCAATCGTTAGCAAGCATATCCGTCTGTGATGCAAGCCAACCATTTACAACGGCGCCATCGGCAGCTTTCATACATAAGTATGCAGTAAACTTGATTCTATCAGTTTCCGAATCTCCATGATTGTTGGCAACCCATCTTTTGAATGATTCGGGAAGTGATTTAACCTGATTCACAATCATGTTAGTCGGCAGACTATCTTCAGGTCGCATAAATATAAACATTCCCTTACCATTCCATCCTTTACGAGCAACAAGATGTCCCCGTTTAAGTGATTCCAGTGCCTGCCCAAATGTTCCTGTTTCTTCTCCCAATAATTCACCTTTCATTGCTCCAAGAACATAAGCTGTTTGAATAAGCCCTTCACACTCTTTTGCTTCTTTGTTACGCGATACTACACTTGCTGCATATTCGGCAGCCTTTTCATCTAATGTTTTCATTTTAATAAATATTTTTGATTAAACATTGAATCCGCTTGTTGAAACTGTTTCGTAAAGCGGTTTTCTTTATTATCTGGCAGTGCATCCGGTTGAGGTGAATTCTTTGCCGGATGATTCTCAACTGAATTTCTTGGTGATGCGCATCCCGCTATCAGAGCGAAAAGTACGCAGATTATTAGTATCTTCTTCATTTCTCTATTGTTTTGAGTTATTTGAATAAGTTTTTCATGGACTTGTTTATCGCATCCAGTTTATCATCCATTGATGGATGAACATATAGATTCATAGTCGTAGATACATCTGAATGTCCTAAGATACGACTCGTTGTCTTCATGTCGGCTTTAGACGCAATCATGCGTGTGGCGAATGAATGCCTTAGACCGTGGAACTTAATACACCTGTCCAATCCAACTTCATTCAAAACGAGATGCCTGTAATAGTTTCGGTAAACCCTTGGCTCACAAAACTTCTCATCTCCAGTAGTGACATAAAAACTATCATTATAGCAAGCCTTGAATTTTTTCAAGATACCGAGTAAATCACGGCCTATCGGAATATCACGGCGACTTTCTATAGTCTTGGGAGTAGATTCTATAACCTTGGTTTTTCGGGTGTCAATATCCATAATTCGTTCAATAGTATGAGTTACATGGATACATTTGTTATCAACATCTATATTCTCCCACCTCAGTCCGCAAATTTCACCAATTCTCATACCTGTACACAAGCCTATTAGAATGCCCAAGCGCTTAGGTTTCGGATAATCCACTATGTACGAGATTATTTTTTTTTGTTCAAATTCTGTATATACTTCAAGATCTTTAGTTGCTTCCATATTGGCAGTAGGAAACTGAACACGATATTTAATATATCTTACACCAAATCGCTCCATTGCATAATACAATAGCATCTTAAAAGAGATGAATATGTCTTTAGCTGTTTTCACAGATAACCCTTCTTCAATCAAAGACAGCATAAATCTCTGCATTTCGTCATTAGTAACATATTCCGGGTCTTTATCTCCATATATCGGAAGTATTTTTTGTGTGAACTGATAGACATAAGTGGAGCATGTACTTTCCTTTACTAACTTGCGCTTAACAGGAAGCCATTTATTGTATATCTCTTGAATCGTCATTGTATATTGCTTTTTATGATAAGTTTATGTTCAGGATCCTTAATAATGTCACTAAACCCTAAAGTATCATCTTTACGGTTTAAAAGAATATACTTCATTTTTATGGATTTTTCCAAAACGTCACCATGATAAACGTACCCCATAATCCCGCGAATTGATAAATTAAGGAGCAAAATAGGTATTGATCGTGCAGACAACTCCCAACATATCACCATATTCTGCGATGGAAAGTGCTCCCAAGGAATCTTGTTGTGGCACCGCTGCCACCAATCAGCGATTATCATAGAACCATTTCCGGCTGTAGGCTCATGTATCGAACCAGCCTGGCTGGTTAATTTAGAACAAAGGATTCCAAGGGAGTTTGGTGTGAAATCCTGTTTCTTCTGCTTCCGCTCTGACAATTCATTCTCATACAAAGCCTGAAACCAATCATAAGACATATCGTAATCATTCATACGGATCAATTCGTTATAGATTTTATTGCGTAATTCTACAGAACCGTCAAGAATACGCATTACTGCATCAGGAAGATCTCTTAAATCTTCTATATGAAATATTTTAAATGCTTCTTCTTTCGTCATATTAATAATCAATTTCTGTTAACCATGCATTATCGTTCTCAAAATACACTCTATAGCCTCTCACCGTTTTATGACCTTTCTTTTTTAAACAAACATCACTTATGTGAGATGGAGTAATACATAATTTTGCACCAGCCTCATTGACAGAAGCATATACACCTATCAACTTCCTGTCTTTAATAACGACAACAGACTTCTTATTCATACCTGCACCAGTTTTATGATGCGCTCCACGACCTTTTACCAAACCTTGTAAACTTCTACGCTTCGTCCACTTTGAGTGATAGGTCATTCTCTTCCCTTTATTATGTGGAGTACAACCTTTTAAAAATCGTCCGGTAATAAAGTCTCTCTCAAATCGCTCAGGCGGTATATATAATTCACTCATATCTGTTCCTGTTTTGAGCCATTTTCCTGATGTCAGGTAATGGTAATTATTATCAATTAAATTCTTATTGTAATATCAGCAAGCTATTAATCAACCTCTATAATCTGATATCTCCCTTTTTGGATGTAAATCTTATGGTTGTAATAATCCTTGATTACTGCATATCCAGACTGGGGCCTAATATTACCTGTTAAATCTTCAACATAAGAATTGTCGTAGGCCTTCACTGTTGCGCTGTCGCAGGCCTCCACTGTTGCGCTGTCGTAGGCCTCCACTGTTGCGCTGCCGTAGGCCTTCACTGTTGCGCTGCCGTAGGCCTTCACTGTTGCGCTGCCGTAGGCCTTCACTGTTGCGCTGCCGTAGGCCTTCACTGTTGCGCTGCCGTAGGCCTTCACTGTTGCGCTGCCGTAGGCCTTCACTGTTGCGCTGTCGCAGGCAAAAGATGTCGTTGTTACCTCATGGTATTTTTGTGTATAGATACCAGCTTCCGCAAGATCTTCTTCAGCAAAATTGTCTTCTAAATATTCTGCATCTACTATTCTTGCTGTTCGTGACACCCAAGACCAGTTATCAGTAATAGCCTTAAGTATATCAGCTTTGCTTTGACTCCTTAATCCCATCGCATAACCTATTTGACAAGCTCCTGCTTTCTTGGCGCGCAGTAATAGTTCTTCCTTTATTTCTTCAAATGTTTTCTGTTTCATGATATTGTTTATTTTTCGTTATTTTGATATTTCGATAATTCCACGCCTCGCGCATTCCTCGAGTAAATCCATATCCTCCTTTTTTATCAGAGCGCCTGTCTTACGATTCACGCTCACATAAGGCTCAAACCCAAATCTCTTAGCCATCTTCTCTATCGTGGTACGACTCCATGTTTTCCATCTGATCACCACGGCTACTTTTGGACCTTCCATGCCTGTACACTGTTAAACCATTTTTTCTTTCCATCCTTATCTGTGTATTCCTTGGCGGAAACATTGAAGTATACTGTAACATCATCGCCAACACGAAGCGGTTCTTTTATCGGACCATCATTGCTAAACATGGTAAATGCCATTGATTTTCCAAATTGCGTCTGTTCGGTTATAAGATATTCCCTTATCTCGTAATCCGTTCCCTGACGGGTGGTTCCCGTTTTCACACCCAAATCCGCAGTGATTCTTCCTTTGATTTCGCACATCATAATATTTTCTCCTTTTTCTTTACTGCTTTCTTTAAGTCGTCCCGACTACCCTTCGGGCAGTATAAGACAAGTTGCCGAAAACTGTTAATTTTTGAATCTTTTTATTATTAACCTGTTGATTTTCAGTTATTTAATAACGCCCCATAAGGTGCTTTTTCTTTTACTGTAATTAATTGACAATCAATTAGTTATATTTTTTAATAATTGGCGTAATTGAGGATGCTTGAAAACAGTTTAGTAATTTTTCCTTAAACTCCTGTTCCAACTCACCCGTTATTTCCGTGTATTTTTTCCGCTCCTCATTCCATGAGTTGGCGAACATCCGGATAGTCTCCCACTGTTTTTTCGTGAGCTTACCCTCCATATACATGGCTCTGTACCGTTCCTTGTATCTCGTGACACCAATCCTTTGAATCTCGCGGGCTTTCTCCAATTGGGATAGCTTGACACCTTTAGCAGGTATAATCTCCCGTTCAAACCGTATCTCTGACCAGTCCTTGTAAAAGATCCTAGCCATCTTGTTTAACGACACATTATCTATCAATTGAGGTAGCGGTACCGACTGATGCTTGTACACCGTCTCAATGCGAAGGATATTGCTGCCTACCGTCCTTTTCTTCTCCTTTGCCTCGTAAGTCTTATCATAGATCTTCAATATCTTGCGGTAATACTTACTCTTCTCGGTCGTCTTCTGGCGATACTCCTGATAGTTGGCATCATTCCACAAGGTACGTTCCGCTATGCTGTCCACAAGTCTTATATACTCATCTGCCGGACGGATCATCTTCATTGTAACCCCTATCTCATAATAGGTCACTACTGCATTCTCCGCTTTTACGCACAACCTGAGCAACAGTTCTTCTATTGTCCTTACTGCCATTCGGAAGGTCATCGGGCGGCTGTTGTCCAGTTTGCCCGATTTCCCCTTATGGTATAGCTTGCAGACCGAGCAACTGCACTTCAAGGTGTCACCCCTTATTTCGATGGTACATCCGTCAAAGTTGGAGTATGCAGACGACTTGTAGTAGATCTCATCATCCTCCGAACATTCCTTAAGGTAGTTCTTCAGGACTATAGTCTCTATGTCGTTCACATCTATCCTTGCCTTTATTGTTATTCGGTCAAACATTTTATCGTCAAATTTCGTTCTTTCAAAATCCGGTTCACTTCTCTCTTGTAATGGGCAATCAATGCCTCATACTCAAATGCGGTGTACTTCCTTGTTTCGTATTTCATGGCCTCCAGAATCAATATCTGTTTTTCGCCATACTTTCTCACAAGTCCTCTCCTATAGCCCTGTATGTTGCCTTCATCGAATCGGTTACAGCTACGGCATTGAGCGTTGCAATTTATTTCACTGTAACGGGTTGCCATATGTTGGCGGTTAACGTAATGACCACAATCTGCCTGTGTGATAGGTTTTATTAAACCGCACGAGATACAGCGGAACACCGTAGTATTAGGTATCATATCCCTTAATCTGATATATTGAGAGAACACAGCATCCAGCTTCTTTTTCAAGTTCGCCGTGCTGCTAGTTTTTGCCGGTTTCTTCTTTCTGGATAACATTGGGCTTATATTTTATAATCTTACTCAACTGTTCCGGATTGCGGAATCTTATTGCGCATCCGTGCCATTCCTGGGTACTGGACTTATACGGGTATTCTTGGTATTGTGCCGCAAACTCCTTAGAAATCAATAGTGCTACATAAGCTTTCCATTCTTTCCCCTTGTCCCAAAAAATGGTCAAATCCCCCAGTTCGGGAACCGTTTCCATTTCACCGGTAATATCCAACAGGAAATCCTTGTGAATCCTCTTAAATACCAATGTAATAAATTCATCAGATTCCATCTTTTGGTATATTTCGTATTTCGATAAATCCGGAAATCCATTCTTTTTCATATTCGTTTTTTTAATGGTTCCCGGATAGGCGGTCAAACCACACCGGGAGAATAATTGATATAGAATATAACATACAAGAGGACTTGCACCTCACGCTACCCTTTAATAGCGGCTTTGGTTAAGTAATTGATTAATAAAAACTTCCGTTTGAATTGTGGGAGCTACGGGAATTGAACCCGTGACCTATGGTTTTGCCGGCCTGTATCATGGAACACACAAAAACAAAATAAAATAGATTAATTACCCCTGACCGTTAACTGCCATCGCTCTGCCACTGAGCTAAGCCCCCATGTGCCGGATCACCTTCACAGGCTACACCGGCTAAAACCTAAACTAAAACCTATTACCATGAAAAACGAAATAAATGACTTATCTTAACTCGTCATTATGCTTCTCCTTGTGGACTATGATTTCCCTTACCTGCGTAGCCTCTATTTTCAATATCTTCCAATCTCTCACGCTCCCCTGCATACACTTGTTTATCACGTCCTTTACATCTCCGACTGTTTCGGAAGATACCATATAAGTGCATTTGGAAACCTTTGTACGTCCTTTAACGTCCAACCATTCCAGCCCGATTACGACTTTCCACCAAACAGCGCTCTCCGTATCGCATTCGTCATACACAGCCTCTATGGCTTCTCTCTTTAGACTGATAACCTTAGGCTCTTTGTAAACCGGGAACTTATCAGCTACCAAAACATTTTCCGCTTCGGTGAATCCCGTGGCATCCACTATGAAAAGGTGTCTTACCTTCTTATCCTTTCCCCTGCTGTCGGTAGTCTTTCCTCTGACTATACCGGAAATCCATTCTTTTTCATAACTATATTATTTTAATTGATAATTAATTGCCAAACTGTCCCAATGATTACGGTTGCTCATGTACTCGTCAACTAACCTGCTGTCGGATGGATCACCCAACTCTACTTTTAAAACCTGATACACGTTGTCCGGCATATTGTAGATCACAGATTCGTTATAGTCACATCGTCCGGCAATGCCTAGCAATAAAAGTAATGCCACAACCAATAATGTATATTTTGTTAACTTATTCATAATCCTAGTTTTAAATTGATAAATACTTCCCTTCTCTCGGACTGTGATTTGTCTTGATTGTCTGGTCTATCTCCTTCTGTAATCTTGCTATCTTAACCAGTTCTGCCGCCCACTTGATACGGTTCCTCTCAAAATCACCACATAGCATCGCTTGTGCGTAAAGATCAGCCTTTGCCTCGTGCGCATCCAGCTTTTCTTGTAAATCCTTTGGTATACGTTTCTTTCCTTGCCCCATATCTCACCTCCGTTTTTCCGTGAATAAGCTCAATGCCATATCAGCATCTACTACAATCATTCGTCCCACTTGGCGGACCGCTTTCTTTATGATGCCCGACTTAAGGCGGTATGCCGTAGTCTCGGAACAATGAAACAGGTCCATTATCCCTTTTATGCCATACACCAAGTTCTGCCCCGTTTTGGCAGGAGCAACTATTTCATTCTTCGGAATCAAGCTGCCAAACAATTCCTTCAATTCGCCTACGGTTAAATCTATCAACCGGGTATCATCGCTTATTCGTCTTTCCAATGGTATCATACCTTCCCCTCCTTGATCCAGTTATAGATAGAATTCACACGCTTTATAAAATCCTTGTGGGAGGCATCACCTATCATAGCGGCAATTATCTCCCTCCTTATCTCGATATCACGCTCTCTAATTTGTGCGTCCTTTATTTTGTCCACACAGGGTTTTATCTCTTCTTTCAACCGTGAGGCTGAACAGGATACACTTATTGGATTATTATTCAGCACTTCGATCATATAGCGCGCTATACCTATAGCATTCATCTTCTCAATATACCGTATATCAAGATCAAACTTAATCCCGTAGCACATATCATCATCATCAAGCGTAATCCCATGTTTACCCTCGTTGGTTTCGTCAATTGTTAACACCAATCTCTTTTTCATATCCTCTAAAAGCAAAAGCCCTTGCCGTTCTCAATCTAGTGTGGTGTTGATTGGTACTAAGCAAGAGCTTTATTTTGATATCCTAAATAACTTACGGTAAACACCACTAAACCGTATCGTCTAATTTTTAATTCATTTGTAGGATATTAAAATGGAAGTCACTATATTTGCCGCTGGAACAATTTTGGTGCGAACAAAATCACGGTTTATGTCGTGACAGCCATTTTTATATCCGTTTGCAACCGTTTTTTTATTGGTTACGGATGCAAAGATAAACGGTTTACCATTCAATAACAAGCTAAACCGTTTAAAAATACAAGTTAGACCGTTATTTAGAAAATGTTTTAAATAATATATTATGGAAACAACTGTAAATGAAAGAATTGCTCAAATTATATCTCAATGTGGATATAAAAGTAAAAGATCTTTTGCAGAAAAGATAGGCGTTGCACAGACATCACTTAACGATATATTAAGAGGTGCAGAGCCAAAATATTCAACATTATATAAAATTTTGGAAGCTGAACCGCTCATTTCCGCCGAATGGCTACTCCGTGGAAAAGGAGAAATGCTTATAGCCTCATCGCCAAATGAGAAAAAGGAGGAAGAAGCCCATGCAGAAAGCCTCTTCCGAAACGTATTGGTTGAATTTATGAGTATGGTTAACAAGAGGCTGAAAAGTATAGACAATAATACTCAATCGTCAGTAGACAAGTTAGAGGGAATTACAGACCTACTTACAGAATTAAGAAAAACAGCTTAATTTATATAATAATTAAACAAAACGTACACGTTTAGTGTTTGATTGATACTAATACCTAAATGATGAACGTATTTATAGACAAGCTGGAAAGGTTGATGAATGAATTCAAAAATGAATCAGTCAACCCAAATGAAGACGAAGCCAAAAGGCAAAGTCTTATTCTTATTATATGCAATGGTCATAAAACCCCTAGGAAACATTTCAATTTAAAAGAATATAATCAAAATATCAACTATGAATAACGCTAACTTTATCGCTATTGATTTTGAAACTGCTACCCCGAAAAGAATGCCTTGCCAAATTGGGTTAGTTGTAGTTAAAGAAGGAGTTATCGTAAAAAAAATCAATGAATTGATACAGCCTCCCCAAAATAAATATTCGGTGTCATGTACTAAAGTTCATGGTATCACTCCTGAACATACCTTAAATTCACCTACATTTGACATTTTATGGGATAAAATTAAGCCCTATTTTGATAAAAACTTTATCGTAGCGCACAACATTGATTTTGATTATGATGTACTCGAAAAAGCATTATCTTATTATAATATACAACACCCCATTATAATGGGGTGTGCATGCACTTATCAGCTTTCGGAAACAAACCTCGAGGAAGCATGTTATATAAATAATATTCCGCTACCGTCTCATCATGATGCTGCCTGCGATGCAGAAGCTTGCGCACGTTTGTTTTTAAAGTATCTTGACGGTGAATTATATGCAATTGACAGATCATCCATGCCAAAACAAGCAGAAGAACAAACAGAGGAGCAAAAAGCATATAACGAATTCTATTCCAATTTTATCCAAGAACATACACCCCTAACGGGTGATATATTGAAAAAAGATTTATCTAACGCTGACCCTAACAATCCTTTTTATGATAAAAAGATTGTCATTACAGGAGTATTTACCCAAGAACGAAGTGACCTTGCACTTACTTTAAAGAATATGGGAGCTGATATAAATACTTCCATTTCAAAAAAAACTGATTTTGTCTTGATTGGAGATGAACCGGGATATAGAAAGATAGAAAAACTAGACGAATTAGAACGGAACGGATGTAAAATAACAAGGCTTTACCAAAAAGATTTAGATAAAGTATTAGCAGGTGAATGGGATGAATACACCAAGAACCTCCAAATTAAAAGCAATAACAGATGAACGATTCTCAAACACTTTTCGATTTTGATTCAAAGGATATATTATCAGGGGTGAGAGTTTATTTTTGCGGCAAATTCTCACAAAAGACATCCATTCTTGCAGATAAGATGGAAGCAAGAGGAGCTATAACCCGTAGTATCACCGCCAACAAACCTACCCTCCTTGGCTTGTCAAAGGAAACATGCGTCATAGTTAAAGGTAAAAACGTTCCCGAAAAGGATATTGCCAAGATACTAACTCTTACTCATGACGGATATCATATACCCGTTATTTCGGAAGCAGATATTGATGATATACTTAATGGGGTAAAACCGTCCAATTTCCCCGCCCCTATAAAGTCCGTTGATATAAACTTTGATTTCCTATTCAACAGCATAGTACCCAAAATCATTCATTTTAACTTTTATGGTTATACACATCCTGTCGGCCAAAAGAACATATTTTTGCATAATATCCGTGGCGATAATTTCTTACTAGAACAAAGCCTAGGGAATATAGGTGCTTATTCCTGCTCCTCCTTTGACCCGTATGATGTAGATTATTGCTGGCTTAAAAAAGATACCATAGACTTGCTTAGAGATGGTGAAAAAGATGATTTTATAAAGATTATAACTGATTCTTATAATTCATCGTCAAATACAAAATTTACATATAAATTTATCATAGAATCCGAAGCTATCTATTGGATGGTTTATCGGGCTAAAGAAATAGGAGATGAAGTATCATTAGAATATATAACTAGATATCTTGAAAGCATATATTAAAATAAGCACCAGCATATATGCGCATATAAATAATTTCACCTATGTTTTTATAATGGGCAATGATGCTAGTAAAGCAGCATCCGCTAAACGAAATAATAAGTACAATTTAGACAGCTTTATAAATTGCAAAAACAAAGTACCACCAATTTTGTTTTTTACTATATTTGCAAGGTAATGACAGTTTATGATGGGTAATTACAGTAAAAAACAGGAAGAAAAGAATGAAAACAAGGAAAAGAATAAAACAAGACGAGAAAAACTCGCAACGTATTTCTTTGACTTGTCCAAATTGGTATTTGCCGCACTTGTATTAGGCGGTATAACTCCTTTATTTACCAATACCGCAAATAAAATAAATTGGGCAACAATTGTATTAGGTGTTTTCTCCACTTATATTTTTGCCAATTTTGCAAACAGAATTTTAAAATAAAATAATATGGATACATTGACTATTATCTTTTTAATGACCAGTATCATAGGCTCAGCACTCGTTATCTGGTCACATACGAAAAGCGGCAAAAAATGGCTTAGAGATTTATAACAATAATGGCAGGGGGTATGATTCCTGCCATATTTTTTTCATACCAAACTTAAAACTTATGAACATCAAACGAAACTGCATCTTTCTTCTGGACAAGGAGAAAGACAAACCTGACTCCAAGCTCCGCTACAGGATCAAGTGGGACGGGAATACCGTAGCCTTTAATGTGGGCTACCGGGTGGACAATAACAAATGGGTAGCCGAAGCCCAGAGATGCAAACCAAACACCACTCATGGAAAGAAAAAAATCTCGGCAGCAACTATCAATTCGGAGATAAACCGTCTTGAAGAAATCGTCAACGACACCTTCTTCTTCTTCGAGCAGACAGGACAAATACCCACTTCTCTCGAATTCCGGGACGAAGTGAACAAAAGGAATGGGAAAATCGTAGAAAAGGAGAAAAAAACAATCTTCGATTACTACCAACAATTCATCATTGAACAAGGTAAGGAAAACAGTTGGTCAGAGAACACATACAAGAGACACAAGACCACAATGAACCACCTAAAGAAATTCGCACCCGATCTTACTTTCGCAGACCTTACCCATGAAGGACTATCCCGTCTTGTGGATTACTTTATGAGCATAGAAGTGGACAATGAAACCGGGATGAAGAATTACACAGCGAAGAAGTATATCAATCTGGCAAAATGGTTCTTGAAATGGGCATCAGAAAAAGGATACAACAAAGAACTTTCATTCGTCACTTTCAAGGAGAAGCTAAAGACCATTCCGGCAAAGGTGATATTCCTTGAATGGAATGAACTCATGAGTGTATATAATGCCACATTCCCGAACGAGCCTCATCTCGAACTAGCGAAGGATGTGTTCTGTTTCCAATGCTTCACCTCGCTACGCTATTCTGATGTAAAAAACCTCAAGAAAGCCGACATCTATGACGGATATATTACCATCACTACCATTAAGACGGACGAGCCGTTAAAAATCGAACTGAACAAATATTCTAAGGCCATACTGGAGAAATACAAGGGCATAGAAGGGATATACGCGCTGCCTGTGCCGGTCAACCAAAGGATGAACAAATACATCAAAGAAATATGCAAAGCCTGTGAGATTAACGAGCCTATATGCAGAACATATTATAAGGGAGCAGAAAGGATAGACGAAATTCATCCCAAATACAAACTGATAGGAACCCATTGCGGCAGAAAGACCTTTATCTGCAACGCACTCATGCTGGGCATAGCCCCCAATATCGTAATGAAATGGACAGGTCACAAGGACTACAAGTCCATGAAACCATATATTGACATAGCGGACAAGGCAAAAGAAGAAGCCATGAACCTTTTTAACCGTTAATCCCCTATTTAGTCCCTTTTTCTTTAAAAACACTGATTTTCAGTTCCATTTGTACACCCGATGAGAATCGAA